GGACTTCCTCCTCGTCGACCAGGAGCGCGGCCAATGGGCGTTCGTCGACCAGCAGAAGGCCCTCCAACGGCTCACCGGGAGACGCCCGCGAGCCCATCGGAAGTACATCGAGGACGCGGCGAACGGAGCGGCGGTCGTCGACTCGATGAAAGGGACCGTTCCTGGTCTCAAGCTCGTTCCGACGGGAGGCGGGTCCGAGGCTCGCGCCCAGGCCGCGTCCATCTATTTCGAGGCCGGGAACGTCTTCCTTCCGGACCCCTCGATCGCCCCGTGGGTCCGCGAACTCGAGGACGAGCTCCTCGTCTTCCCGATGGGTCGTTGGGACGATCAGGTAGACTGTGTCACCCACGCCCTCGTCCGGATGGCGGACTCGGTCCACGCTACCTATTCGAAGGCTATGCGAGAGGTCGCGAAGACCGGCGGAGGAATGGTCGCATGAAGGCAACGACGACAACGACGACGAGGGTCGCGAGATCGAACGGCTCCCGGGTACGATCCTCCGCATACGAGAAGGCGAAGGTCCGGCTCGACTCCTGGGTCAACGCGGTCACGGGCCTCGGGACTACCGCCCGGGACAAGGTCTACAACGCGTTCTTCCAACGGTCCCGACGGCTCTCGGACGCCGAACTCGAGGACCTGTACAACGGGGACGACCTCGCAGCGAAGATCGCCGGGAAGGTCGTCGAGGACGCGCTCCGCGGCTCCTACGAGCTCGTGATCGGGGTCGACGAGGAGACCCGGGAGACCGTCTCGGACGCGGCCTCGCAGGCGGAGGACGTCCGGTCCTACCTCGAGGGCGAGCTCTCCGCGACGCCGCGGGTCCGGGAGGCCTGGACCTGGGGCCGCCTCTTCGGCGGGGCCGCGATCTACGTCGTGACCGATGAGGGTCGAGACGTCCCGCAGGACGAACCGCTCGACGAGGGGAGCCTCCGCCGCGTCCTCGCCCTAACCGTCCTCGACAAGCGGGACCTCGTCCCGAACTCGGTCTACTCCGACCCGGCAGACCCTCGCTTCGGTACGGTCGAGACCTATCGCGTCAACACGAGCGGGATCTCTTCCTCCTCGGTCACGACTGCGACGATCCACGAGACCCGGCTTGTCCTCTTCGGCGGGGCCCTCACGACGAACCGCGAGAAGCAAACCAACGAAGGATGGAGCCTCTCGGTCCTCCACCGTCCCTACGACGTCCTCCGGTCCTTCAACACGTCGTTTCAGGCCCTCGCGAACATCCTCCAGGATGCGAGTCAGGGGATCTTCAAAATGGACGGGCTCATCGATATGATCGCGAGCGGCGAGAAGGGGGCCGTCGCGACCCGGATGGGCCTCGTCGACCTCCAGAGGTCCGTCGCTCGCTCACTCGTGATCGACGCGGAGAAGGAGGACTTCTCCCGGGCGACCCCGACGCTCTCCGGGTATCCGGAGGCCCTCGAGATCCTCATGCTCCGGCTCGCGGCGGCGGCGGATATGCCGGTCGCGGTCCTCTTCGGGCGAGCTCCGGCAGGCCTCAACGCGACCGGGGAGAGCGATCGCCTCCTCTGGGCCCAGTCGGTCGAGAGCGAGCAACGGCAGGTCGCGGACCCGGCCTTCTCGCGGCTCGCGGAGCTCGTCTTCCTCTCGAGCGAGGGACCGACCGGCGGCCGGGTCCCGGACTCGTGGGACATCGCGTTCCCGAGCCTCGTCCATACGACCCAGACCGAGGAGGCCGCGATCCGGAAGCTCGTCGCGGAGACCGACGCGATCTATCTCCGGGAGGGCGTCCTACTGCCGGAGGAGGTCGCGATCTCGCGGTTCCGCGCAACGGGTTGGAGCTCGGAGACCCAGATCGAGACGTCCGATCGTGAGGCCCTTCTCGAAGAGGAGATGGAGAAGCTCCGGAACCCTCCGCCGCCGCCTCCGCAGCTTCCGCCGCCGCCGCCGCCGCCTCCGGCCTCCGACGAGGAGACGGCCCTCGAGGACGAGAGCGAGGACGACGAGGCGACCGGGGAGCCGTAGCGTGGGTGTGAGGCTCGACCAGGTCGCGAACGTCGTCCCGGCCGCGGAGCTCCGCGCGCGCCGGATGATGAGGGAGGCCGCGACCGGGAGACGCTCCCGGCGCCGCAAGCCCGGACGGCTCCGCCTCCCTCGGGGCTCGGAGCTCCGCTACCGCCGGACGCTCGTCGGGATCCTCTCCGCAGTCGAGACGCAAGTCCGCGCCGAGGTCCTCCCTCTCGTGGAGAAGCTCACGGCCCAGGTCGCGGCCGGTAGGCCGGACGCTCGCCTCGACGGTCCGACGGAGGACTTCATCGAGTCGGTCGAGCGGATCCGAGAGGGTCTCTCGTCGTCGATCCTCTCCCCCTCCGCGCTCGACGCGGCGGCCTCGGAGATCGGCTCATCCGTGGCGGGCTTCAACCGGCGAGACCTCGACCGCGTCTTCGAGGCGGCGATCGGGGTCGGCCTGCCGGCGACGGAGCCGGGGCTCGCGGATGTCCTCGCCGGCTTCGTCGCGGACAACGTCCGGCGGATCAAGAACCTCACGAACGAGGCCCTCGATCGCGTCGAGTCGACGGTCCTCGCCGGCTTCCGCCGGGGCCGGTCGAACGCGGAGATCGCGAAGGGGGTCCGCGAGGCCTTCGGGGTCTCGAAGCGTCGGGCGAAGCTCATCGCGAGGGACCAGGTCGCGAGCCTCAACGGCGAGTTGACCCAGATCCGTCAAACCCGGATGGGCGTCACGAGCTACACCTGGAGGTCATCGAGGGACGAGCGGGTCCGCCCGTCCCATGAGGACTTCGACGGGCAGACGTACACCTGGGCGGAGGGGTCGCCGGAGGGACACCCGGGAGAGCCGATCAACTGCCGGTGTGTAGCGGAGCCTGTTCTCTCGTCGATCTTCGAGGGACTGTGATCCCGCTCGGCTTCCTCCTCCTCCTCCTCGGTCTCCGGACCGAGTGTCGGGACGTCTGCGAGGTCCTCGAGTTCGACTATGTCCGATCCGAGCCTTGCTCCTGTATCTGCTACGACCCGGTGGAGAAGCGGGAGCTCCGGACGAGCGATCCTAGCTGTCAACGCGACCCGGGTCGATCTTTCCGGTAGGCTCACGAGATGACCGAACGCGCGATCCGGTTCGACGTCGGAGGCCTGGGCGATAGCTCGCGGACTCCGCAGGGCTTCCTCCTCGTCCCTGGGAACGTGACCCGGGTCGGGGTCCTCCACTATGCGCGCGGAGACGGGTCGACCTTCCGCGAGCTCCGGCATCCGGAGGAGGTCTTCCGGGACGACTCGATCCGCTCCCTCGCTCTCGCTCCGGTGACCGACCGGCATCCCTCCGAGCTCGTCTCGCCCGAGAACGTGCGGGACCTCCAGGTCGGCCTCGTCGTGGACCCCCGAAGGGACGGCCGGTTCCTCCGCTCGGACCTCGTCGTCCAGGACGCCCGGATGATCTCGAAGGTCGAGGGCGGTGACGCTCGCGAGCTCTCCGCCGGGTACACCTGCCGGATCGACGCGACCCCGGGCGAGTTCAACGGGGAGCGATACGACGGAGTCCAGCGACAGATCACATACAACCACGTCGCCCTTGGGCCTCGAGGGTGGGGTCGAGCCGGGCCGGAGGTTTCCCTCCACCTCGACGGGCTCTCCGAGGACCTCCGCGCGGAGATCGGGGTCGAGAGGTTTGACGCGGAGCTCGCGGCGATTCTCGCCCTCCACCCGGCCGCCGTGCTACCCATGACGGAAGACGATACGGGCGCGAGGCCCGGAAAGGATCCGACCGTGACCACGAAGAACATCCGAATCGACGGCCTCGACCTCGAGGTCCCGGCCCAGGCCGCCCAGGTCATCGAGAAGCACGTCTCCGCGCTCGAGAGCGCGATCTCCGATGCGACCGCGAGAGCGGACACGGCGGAAGGGAAGCTCGACGCCGCGACGAGCGAGCTCGCGGAGACGAAGGAGCGGCTCGACGCCGCCACCGATCCGGCCGCGATCGCCGCCGCCGTTCGCTCTCGTGTCGCCCTCGAGGCCGCCGCGAAGAAGGTCCTCGGGGACGAGGCTCGCTTCGACGGGAAGTCCGACCGCGAGATCCGCTGCGAGGTCCTCGTCTCGAGGGACGAGAAGTTCGACGCGGCGGACCGCTCGGACGACTACATCAACGGCCGCTTTGAGGCGATCGTAGAGGCCGCTCCGGAGCGACGAGACGAGAGGGACGCGACCCGAGAAGCGATCGCGGTCGCCGCCGGAGGGACGAGCGTCCCGAAGACCGACGCGAGCGAGCCCAGGATCGACTCGTCGGAGGCGGCCCGGATCGCAGCGGAGAAGGCGGCGCGAGCTCGCGGCCGGGAGCCGCTCCGGTCGACTCGTCGCTTCGGGTAAGCCGTGGCGACCGTCCCGGAGGTCGGAGAGGTCGCGGTCGGGAACGAGCTCTTCGTCGACGCCATCAACGGCAACGACGGGAGCGCGGTCTCCGGCCGCGCCGATCTCCCGTGGCTCACGGTAGGGGCGGCCCTCGGCGCCGCCGTGTCCGGGGACTC